AGATGTCAAGCGGATTTCAAGAGAGTGTCACAATGGACCTCAGGTTGCACCTCAGCGCATACCTCAGCGCATACCTCAAATGTCACCTCACTTGCACTTCACTTGCACTTCACTTGCAGTTCACCCAATGGGGCACGCGCTGTTGGCGATGCCGCTCGCCTCGCGCACCTGGTGGTGCTCCATCAGGATCGCGGCCATGTTGCCGGCGACCACGGCGTCGGTGTTCCCTGAGCTGCGCCCCTTCACCGGGCGGATGTTGCCGACGTTGTCCTTCACCAGACGCACGGCGTTGAGCGCCGCCCGCAGGACCGGATCTTCCTCGTACAGCAGCTGGCGGCTCTTGAGGAGGTCGCCCCAAAGCTTCCACGCCGGGGCCATGGTGCGGATGGACTGATCGACCGGGACAATGGGCCAGCCCCGGTCCTGCCAGCGCTTGATGTCCCGCGCCTGGCTTGGGTGCGGGTCCACGCCGATCTTGCGGATGTCGTAGCGGGCCATCAGCGCCTCGATCTCGGCCTCCACGACGGTCATGTCGTGGTACTCGCCGGGCATCCGGCGCAGAAACCCCCGCTCGCACCACTGCCCGAGGGGGTTTCGGCACCGCTTCTCGTCCAGGGCCATGTCGAGCCCGGCCCACCAGGAGACGTTCCGGGCGCGCAGTTGGGGACCATCCACGACCATCAGGCACATGGTGGTGAGGTCCAGCTGGGGTCCGTAGCCGCCTCGGGACAGGTCCAGGCCGATGACGGCCGGCGCGCCCTGGAGCCGGGACCAGTCGCAGGGCTGCATCTGCCGCTCCAGCACCGACAGGTCCACGTCCGTGGTCGCGATTTCGTGGTAGCGACACGCAAGCTGCGTCTCAAACTCCGCGATCTGCTCGGGGTCGCCCGACTGGAGCATGGTCCGCGCCGAGAGCTCCAGCTGCGTCGGGTCGATGATGGTGCCGAGCCCTGGGTGCGCCTTGCCCCACGTCGTTGGGTCGGCTGCCTGGTCATCCTGCTCGAGCCCGTAGAGCATCGGCCACCAGCCTGCCGGGTATGGGCTGCCGTCCGCGATGGAACGCTCCAGCTGGTCCCAGTAGCCCCAGATCGGGCGGGTCTTCTGCTCGGGGTCGGGGGTCGTGATGGCGAGCAGCTGGCTGGTGGCGAACTTCGCCAGGCCCGTCAGGAGCCGGCCGAACGCCTTGTCCATGCGGGCGACCTCGTCCGCGATGACCAGGCGCGCCGTCAGCCCGTCGAGCGCCTTGTCCGTGCAGGGCAGCGAGATGTACCGATTGCCGCCGTGGCGCACCCGGCCGGGGTGCGCAGGCGTCGAGCCGCCCGTTGCCTTCCAGCTGTCCTCGTCCTTGTCGGCCACGTCGCCGCCGAGCGTGCCGCACATGGTCTGCATCCGCTCGAAGGTCTTCTGCGCGAGCCGGCCGTCCGGGGCCACCGAGCAGAACTCCAGCCGGCTGCCGGGGTCGCGCATCGCCGCCATCAGCAGGCTCGCCGCGAACTCGGTCTTGCCGTTGCCGCGAGCGACCGCCAGCAGCAGCGCCTTCGTCGCGGGCGTGTCCGAGCGCCTGCCGTCGATCACGCGCCGCCTGGCGAGCAGGACCATCGCGACCATGCACTGCCAGGGCATCCAGACGAGGGGCTGCCCCGCCCCGGCCTCGGCGCCCTGCCCGCACTTCAGCGCGAAGGCGCGCGCGTCCTCGGCCCGCTGCTCGTCCCACCAGACCGCGTGGGCCGCCGGCTTCGCCCGCTCGGCCAGGTAGCGGCGGCAAGCGTCGCGGATCCGTGCGTTTGCCGTCGTGGACCCGTCCAGGACCGCCTCCGCGTAGGCGTCCGCCTGCTGCGCGCATAAAGGCGGCTTCGGGCGGTGCTTACGCCGTCGGTCGGTTTTGACGGTTCCCCCAACGCGGTCCCCAGAGGACCGAGGGGGGCTCGGCCCCGAAGGGGGGGTGCCCATTTCCTCGCACGGTGAAGCAGATGCTTCACCCTGCTCGTTCGCCTGCTTCGCGCGCTGTCTTCGCTGCATGGCAGTCCTTGCACAGGCTTTGGAGGTTGGTCCACTCGTCCTTCCCACCTCGATGCAATGGCACGATGTGGTCCGTCTCCAGCTGCGCGATGGTGCCGCAGTTGGCGCATTGCAGATTGACCTGGCGGTAGTGCTTCTGCCTGCGCCAGTTGCGCACGGGCTTGGGCGCTTCAAGCCTGAACGGCTCGCCCAGGCTGCCCTTGAACTTCCACCTACGCAGCGCCACGCACGGCCTCGCAGAATGCGTCATCGTCCTGGTTGCGCCACGCGATGAGCCATGGCCCATGGTCCTGCCTGCACACCACGACCGGGATCTTGCCTTCGTCGGCGTCCCGGATGGCCTGTTTCATGAACCCCTCGACGGCCTTGCACTGAGGCGCACGCTCTGGGAGCACGGTTTGCTCCCTCACGCGGTGCAGGTTCGAAAGCAGGCAGAAGAGCATCCCGTCGTTGGTGATGCTCAGCACCTGCTTCTCTGCCCTGCGCTGCCAGTGCGTCAGCCGGTGGCCACGCACCTTCACCTCGACATGGAGCGCGGAATCGCCCTGGACAGGCTCTAGGTCTGCCTTGGCCTTGCCCCAGCGCTGGGCCGTGCGACGCCACTCGACGCCCGTGCACTCGGTCAGCACCCGTGCAGCTTCCAGCTCGCCTCGCGAGCCCTTTGCTCGGCTGTTCATCGCTTGAGCTCCCGTACACGGTGCCTGCCGACCTTGACGATCACGACCTCCTCTTGCCGGTCGTGCCTGGCGTCGGGTTCGTGCTTTACCTTCACGTTCCAGCCCCGCTTCATGGCGATCACGTTGGGGTCGAGGTTGCGTGACTGGCCCACCCAGCCGCAGACTTCCCGCCTCGCCTCGTCGCGCTCGGCGGTCAAACGGTCGACCTGGCGCTGAAGCTCCACTAGCTTCGCCGTGAGCGGGCCGAGGTCCGCGTTGCATCGTTCGTCGGTCATGCCGCCACCCCCCTGATCTTGTGCAGCACCACCGCCCGAACGTCACGGGCGCCTTCGAGGCTGTTCACAATGCGCTGGAGCGTGTCGTACGGCGCGTTGCCGGTACGCGCCCAGTTCAGGCACAGCAGACGCCACGCCGGCGGGATGTCCTCCCTGGCGAGGCCGTGCTGCTCCATCACCCTGGAGCAGACCCGGCGCTGGGCGTCGATGTCCGCCCGAGGGTCGCGGGCTCGGATCCTTCCGACCAGCTCATCGAAATCCTGCCTCCCCCCCGCTGCGGCGTCAGCCGCGCCTTGGTTAGGTTGGTGGTTAGTTCTATAGTTAGGATCCCTGTCGCTCCCTGCTACACCACCTGTAGCCGGCAGCGACACCACCTGTCGCTCCCCGCTACACGTGGGTGTCGCTCCCTGCGACAGGTCGAGCACGTAGGTGAGCGCCTTCCCGAAGCCTCGGGCCTGCACCACCTCCTTCTTCCGGAGCGACTGCAAGGCCCGGTTCACGGTGGTGCGGTGGAGCCTCGTCTTGGCCGCCAGGGCAGCCTGCGACGGGAAGATCCGGGCGCCGTAGTCGGCCAAGGCGAGCAGCACCAGCAGCTCGTCGGAGGTCAGGCACGGGGCGAGGCGGAAGACCTCACTCGGATGCGTCCTTGGCATCAGAACGGCACCTCCTCTGCGGCCGGATCGACCCAGCCGTCGTGAACGACCATGCCGTCGCCGTAGGGCTTGAGCTGGAGGACGATCTTCGCGCCCGCGTCGAACTTCACGGGCTCGAACGAGGTGAACCACTCGATGCCCTCGCCGGCCTCGATGCCGACTCGGTAGTACTCCTTGCCGGACTTGCTGGTCTTTGGTTGCACTCCTGTACAAACGCCGCGAATCTCCTGAAAGGCCGGCGCAGACGCCTGCTTGCCTCCTGCGGGCTTCGACGCCTTGGATGGTGCCGGCAGCGCCCTCGCGGGAGCGGGCGCGTCCTGAGCCGTCGTAGGCCCGTCTACGGGCATCTCCTCGGCGAACGACCCCTCGACGCCGATCAGCGAGAACGCCCAGCCCATGACGCCCTTCAGGGCGCGCCCGGTGGCGCGGGTTTGTGCCATTCCCATGCAGGCGAAATGGTCCGCCTTGCGCCAGCGCGGCTCGTCCAGGAAGACGGCCGACGTGCCCTTCGCGACCATCATGCCCGTCATGCAGTCGTAGACGCCGACGGTCGCCTCCCAGCGCGCCGGCAGCCCGCCCTGCTCCTCGATGAACTGCACCGACAGCGTCCCGGTCGTGTAGCCGAGGCCAGACCCGATGGCCTGGCAGCCGGCGACCTGGAGGTACTCCTTCCCCTGGATCTTCACGACGTGCGACTTCTTCACGACGGGCGCAAGCACCCGGACCAGCTCCATGTTCGCGGTCGCCCGTTGCGTGGGCGTGAGAGCGCCCGTCGCGCTCGGCTGAAGCGTGAGGTCAGTAACCTGTGGCATGGAAATCTCCCCTGTCTTTGGGGGCGCCTGCCGGGGGTTCGACTCCCCTCGGCTCCATTCACTTCCAGGCGCCCGATGGTGCGTGTTATAGCACTCCATCGGGAAATGGAAGGATCCTTCCTCACATATT